GGTTAACGTGAGTTAATTCAGAGATAATTAACTATATGTTAATACCTTCTCAATGCGGCACGGGGTAGAATCAAGTATAGAATTGCGGAAACGCATACAGGAAACGAAGAGAGGCTGCTGAGGCGGCCTTTTTTCATAGACTTTGCCAGTGCTAGGAACATTTCCCGGGGCTGCCTATACAGCCTCGGGCTTTCTGAGGAGCAATGCCGATGCTTAATATAACCATTCCCCTGAATCCCATCACGAAGAAGAACAGCCAGCGAATCATCAAGAACAGGGCTACCGGGAAACCTCTCATCATTCAGTCGGAGACTTACAAGCAGTACGAGAAAGATTGTGGGGTTTTCTTGGGTAATTGGAAAGACCCAATAAACTACCCCATAAACCTGAAATGCCTCTTCTACCGCAAAGACAGGCGGGGAGTCGATCTTTCCAACTGTCTCGAAGCGATTCAAGATGTTCTGGTCAAGTACGGGGTTATCAAAGATGATAAGCACAACATCGTGGTGAGTGTTGACGGTTCACGGGTACTCTATGACAGGGAGAATCCCAGGACTGAAATCTATATCGAGAGGAGCGGAGAGAATGAAGATCACGTTTGAAATAGACAACAGCGACGGCGAGAACGAGAGAAAGCTGGTAGAGAAGCTGGCGAGGGCCTTTGCGAATCAGGTCCAGAGGCAACGTGAGCTTGGAAAAGCGGGCGAGAAGCGAGAGAAGGACATAGAGGTCACTGATTGATGACACAGCAGCTTCTCGACAGCGATGAAACGGCCAGAAAGACCGGAACGATCGAGATGATTTCGAGGCCGAAAGTCCCATTATATCCGCCTTGCACCGTATGTGGCCGGAGATCTCTTCGTGTCACAAGGTTTGATACAGACAAGAACAGGATCATCCTCATATGCAACGAGTGCATGACAAAAATCGAGGTTGGAGTTACTACACCTACGAAAGGAAGTGATGCCATGTAGGGGGTGATCTCATGTTCAAAGAGACGAGAAGAGAGACGAAGAAGTTTCAGGGACCCGATAGCAGTTGGTGGAAGCACGCTCGGGGAGAGAAGCGGTTCATAAACCGCAGGTTCAGAAGATGGAAGAAATTAAACCTTCACAGGTTGATATTGGAGAAAGAAAGTCAGAGGGATTAAGTTACTGGCGAGTAAGTTACTCATGTGAGATCAGGCACGTAGCTCAACCGGGCAGAGCGTCTATCTGATACGTAGAAGGGTGATAGTTCGAGTCTATCCGTGCCTACCAGCCGCCTGAAAAGGCGAGCATCAATAAACTAGTGGGCTTTTAGAGCTTTGGTCATGTGGGCCAGCTCGGAAATAAAGGGCAACAGGAGTAGCGCGACTCCGTGCGGTTGTGTCCCCCTCCGCACACGTTGCCCTTTTCTATTGAATGGGGGCTGGAAGCCGAGAGATGGGAAACCAATTCAAGGGGGACATAAAGATGACGGAAAGAAGATTCGGGCCTATTCCTCACGATCTCACTTTCGATCAGAGGATAGGTATTCACGAGAAGATCGCATATCAATTGATAGTTGTTCTCTCCTTCAGAAACGGATATGCCTACTTCTCAAGTGAATACGCGTCAAAGGTACTCGGAATGAACAGGAATCGCTTTATTGAAGCCGTCGATAAGTTGGATAAAGCTGGCTGGATAATGACAATCAGGAAGAGGGGAGCGGTTACGAAATATATTCCTCTCGACGAGAACAGACACACAATTTATCCGATAAAAAACGAGAAAATCGTCGAGTTTTTGAACTCAAAAGGTGTACCTATAAGAGTACAAGTCATAACCTAACCTGTACCTAAATAGGTACAACTACATCGTGTACTCATTCAGGTACAACTACATCATGTACCTAATCGGGTACACGATTAAGAACTATCAAGAAAGAACTAAGAACTTGTAGATAACATTACTAAGACTATGATACATATCAGCCTTTCGCAATTTTGAAGAGGACTTGAAAGGAGCGAACATGAAGATAGCCGGAACTAACTTCCAGGTGAGAGTAGTTTCGAGAGACGAGACTCCAGACAATGATGCTGAGATATACGAGGCTAAGAGCCTGATCAAGATCTGCAAAGCAGAGCCTCAGTTCATGCAACGAACGCTATGGCACGAGATGTTACATGCAGTTCTTGACATGAACGGAGATCACAATCTCTCGAACAATGAAGGGTTCATCGATAGAACGGCACTTTGATTCATCAGATAATCAACGACAATCCGGATCTGTATAGGGAACTGAGAGAACAAGATTGACATAGAAGGAGGTGGCTTCGATGGCAAAACCAGTCTCCAAGAAAGAAGAGATGGCTATTATCGAGGCCATCAAAGAGGGGAAAACAAGGAACTCGATAGCGAAAGAGTTCAAGAGATCTGGCAGCAAGATAAGCGAAATTGCCAAAGAAAACAATCTCAGCTTCGACCGGTCTCCAACAAAAAAAGCGACCGAAGCCGCTAATAAATGGAACAAGGCCAAGCGATTCGAACTCATCGGCAAGTTCTTTGAGAAGCTGAATGACATTATCCAGGTCACGAGCGATCCGAGGGAACTCAAAGATCTCTCCACGGCTCTCGGAATTGTGATCGACAAAGCCAGACTCGAAGAAGGCGAGCCTACTGTCATAGCCAAGAACGAGAATAACGACACGGTATCGGCAACGCTGGCACATCTCAGCACAGAGGAACTCAAAGCCGAGATAGAAAGACTCAGGAGAATCAGGAATGCAAACCCTTGAGATAGAGTACGTCTTTGAGAAGGAGCTGAACATCAGACTTGCCAGGGAGTCGTTCTGGCATTTCTGCAAGCTCAAAGCTCCAGACTTCTACCGAGACGACCGGCATCACTTGCAAGATCTCTGCAACACCCTGCAATTGTTGTACGAAGGTCGTCTCTTGAAGCCGAACGGGCAGCCGTACCGGAAACTCATGATCAATATGCCTCCGAGGTTTGGGAAGTCGAGAACACTGGTTCTCTTCAACGCCTGGATTCTCGGCAAAGATCCCCGAAATCGAATCATGACAGGCTCGTACAACGACGACGTGGCCGTGGACTTTTCGAGATACACCAGAGACGCTATCCAGGAAGAGAGAGACCAGCCTCACGTCATCGTCTATAACGACATCTTCCCGGACACGAAGATAAAGAAAGGCGATTCTTCCTACATGAAATGGAGTCTCGAGGGACAGTATTTCTCATACAAGGGTGTCGGTATCGGAGGAAGTGCGACCGGTAAAGGCTGTACGATTCAGGAAACCGACGACCCGATCAAGAACGTCGAGGAAGCCTTCAACGAGAACGCTCTTCAACGTCAATGGGACTGGTGGGCCAATACATTCGCTACGAGAATGGAGACTCACGAAGATCTCGAGAGAGAATCGGGTCATTTAACGGGCCTCCAGATCATCTGCATGACCCGATGGGCGAAAGGCGATATATGCGGACGGCTTCTCGAAAGCGATATGGCCAACGACTGGTACGTGATGAAGCACGAAGCGATTCACGAGGGAAAGATGCTGTGCGAGGATCTTCTCTCGAGGCAGAGATACGAAGAACTGAAAAAGACGATGGACCCGGCTATCTTCGCGGCCAACTTTCATCAGGAGCCGGTAGATATCAAAGGGAAGCTCTACTCGAACTTCCTTCTCTACAATTCCACGCCTGAAGAGTTCGAGAAGATCATAGCCTATGCCGACACTGCCGACCAGGGCGACGACTATCTCTGTAACATCATCGCGGGTGTCAGAGATAAAGAAGCCTGGATTCTCGACATCTATTACACGAAGGAAGCGATGGAAATCACCGAACCCGAGACTGCCCGGAGACTTCACGAACACGACGTTGACGAGGCCATCATCGAATCGAACAACGGAGGTCGTGGATTCGCTCGGAGTGTTCAGAGAATCCTCTGGGAGGCTCACAAGAGCAGGAAACCAGGTATCAAGTGGTTCCATCAATCGAAGAACAAGAAGGCGAGAATCCTTTCAAATAGCAGCTATGTAGTCCAGCACGTGTACTTCCCCTGGAACTGGCGGGATCGCTGGCCCGACTTCTTCGCGGCCATGAACAACTACCAGAAAGAGGGGAAGAACGAACACGACGACGCTCCCGACGCTGTGACCGGACTGGTAGAACAGATCTCGGGAGCGGACAGGCCGAGAACGAGAGTGAGAGTCAGGAGATTGAGGTGATTTGAATGTTGCAGATGGAAGATACAGAAGTCCTATGGCGGCTGTATGAGAGAAAGACGGCCTACACGAAAGAGTACAACGAGGTTCGAAACCTGACGAGGACAGTCTCGCAGGTGTTCAACCCCGTCAGGAAGATCATCAACACCGACAAAGCCCTGCTCCTGAAGGGGCTGAAACTCACGGTCGAGGAAAGGTATGACGCAGCCCTCGAGGCTCTGAAGGACTGGAATAACTGGGACTTTCTCAAGACCCGGATCGCCCTCTTCGTCCTCATGGAGGGATACGTCGGAGTTCAGGCTGTACCTGTGAACGACGGAAAGGCCGTCAAGTCGATCGACCTCGTGATGTACGAGAAGTCGCAGGTCAAGGAAGTCAAGAGAGATTCCTCCGGGCAGGTCACATACGTCGAACTTCACGGCTTCGACGACGAAGAGAATCCGATAGTCATCAAGATCTCCGAGACGGAGTTCGAATACTTCATGCGAGGCGAGAAGATCGAAGAGAAATCCGGTGTCAACGCCTGGGGCTTCGTTCCCTTCATCGAATTTTTCGGACTCTCGGGCAAGGACGAGACAATCGGGCTCGGCAGGGTCGATTCGATAGCCGACTCCATCGACCTGGTGAACAAGCTCGAATGGGATCTCAGAGAGATCTCGGACCTCCACGCGAACCCTCCGATCGTGGGAAAGTTCGGTGAGATAGAGGACGACACCCAGAACGAACACACGAACCAGGAGGAAGGCTTCGAGTACATCACACAGCAGCAGTCGAGGAAATACGCAAGGATCTGGGACATGGAAGAGGGAACGGCGAAGTACCTCGAGATGCAGGGCAACGTGATGAAGATCGCGGCCGAGGAAAAAGAGAGAATCAAGCAAGCCCTGATGAAAGAATACCCCGAGCTTCTCCTTGCCGAGATTGCCAGCGGTTCGGGACTCTCGGGCTACGCGATCGCATTGAAACTCACCGATCTCATCTCTGTCATCGAAGACTACCGCTCTAGGCTCAGGGAATCCTTGAAGGACATCTGGAACATGGCCGGAAAGATGCTCGGCTTCAACTGGAACGTAGAGGTTTCATTCCAGCCTGTCCTCAACGAAGACGCGAGCGAGAAGATCTCTATCATCTCCGAAGCGATAGCGGCCGGATTGTTGCCGAAACAGATCGGCTCGAAGCTCGTGGT